ATTGTATACTAATTTTTATTTTTTTCTATAATGTTTCCAATTGCAAAATCTAATTCCTCTTGCCATTTAATTGGAGAGTCCTTTTCAATTTCCTGCATATAGTAATCTCTAGCAGCCCAAGTATCTATTATTTTTTGTGCTAAATTAGGGTCATGTTTTTTCAGTGCTAACATAATTGAATTAGGAATATGATAGTCCATAACATTAGAATTTGCAGCAACATATCTTGCTTGGTCTTCTGTCCAATTGTAAGTTTCTACTAATTTATCGTATTCATCCCAATTTACAATTGAACTTCTACCACCATCTGCACTTGGTAAATATATTTCTTGGTTAAAAGTAGACCAGTGTTGACTTAAAGCCTGCAATTGTTCTGGAGTTCCACCATAATAATTTAGTCCTTCATCTCTATCATTTTCATCCCAGCCATATTCAATATTACCTCTATCAGTTCTTGTAATACGGAATACATCTCTCGCTTCTCTAAATTGAAAAACAGCATCTCTTGAAGATAAATTACCGTTTGCCATGTTTATTGCAATGTCATTTAAACGTTTAAAATATTCTATGTCTGCCATTGTTGTGTTTGGCACATCTCTATCAACATGGTGGTCTGCATAAAATGCTGCAGTCACAAGTTTCTGCATAAACGGTAGTAGTTCGGTATATTTTTTTCCAAAAAGTTCTTTTGAAATACTTTGTTTATCTTCATAAGCTGAATTACCAATACCAACAAATTCTCCTGCAAAACCTGCTGCTGGTCCTAATGGAGAGTCATAAAGTTCTATTGACTCAAGTAATCCTGAATAAATCAATGGAGTTAAGTAATCCATTGCAGTATCACCCCAGAAAACAGTTTTGGTTGGATTATAGGCATCGTAGTCTAACTCATTACCAAAAAAGTCTTCTTGTGAAATAAGTGATTTAATAAAAGCTGCTGTTGGATGCAGTGATGATGCAAAGGTTTTTCTTAAAGCATTTTGAATTACATCTATGTTGTATGGTTTTTGAGTTCCTATAGACCTAGCTTTCAATTTATCTACATCTAAAATTTGCCCTAAAGAATTTAATATAAGTCCAATATATTTATTGTTACCACCTGCAATATCAAAAGTAGTTTTACCAACCCTTAATTTACCTGTTCTCCAATCAAAAGATGCAGTATCATCATCTGTAAACTTGTCTAGTGCAAAAGGTGTTAAAGCACCTAGTGTTGTAACTAACCCATAGAATCTTAAATAATCTCCTGTTATTTGTTTTCTTGCAGCCCAGTTCATTTGTGGGTATTCAATAAAAGGTGCTATAGGTAAATATGCTCTTGCTGTTTGCATCCTCCATGAAAAAAATAATTGATTTGCTACATTTACATATTCATCTTTTAAAAGTTTTGGACCTCTACCAGTTGCTGAATTTATAATTCTGTTCATAGCTTGTAATGTTTGATAAGCATTTCGTTCTGCTTCAGGGCTAATTTTTCTTGCTTCTTGAATAAAACCTTCTGCAGTTCCTTTTGGTGACATATTTTTCATCATGCTTTTAAAAACATTAAATCTTAAGTTATTTAAAAATCCTGAGTGAAAAGCTGCAGAGCCTCTAATGACTGGACCAATAACTGTCCAATTTGGAAAGTTATCTAAAAATGTAGGAATAAATTGTTCTTCTCTGTCAATTAAAGATGAACTTAAACTATCTGATACCTCAAGACCGGTATTTCTTGCTACTTCAAAATCAGGGTCTTCAATATATTTTTCTAACTCTATACGTTGAGTAATAGGGTCAAACTTGTTTATAAGCATTGCTTCTCTACCTTCTTTTAATGCTGGTGGTATTGATTTTAACCAAGCTAATGGTCTTGCAAATGCGTAAAACCCACCTTGCCTAAATAGTGCAGACATTTCTGCAGTAGCCATCATAGTTCTTGGAACATTCCAAACTTGTGACCAAGCATCCAAGAATTTTTCACCTTTGCCCCTAAATCTTGACAGTTCTTTTACAACTTCTTTACCGTAGGCTTTCTCTAGTAAATTTCTTTCTGAGGCATTTGGTAACTTTCCTTGCATACCGTACTTAACGTTTTGTGGTTTGGCTCCTATATTGTAATTAGTGCCTCCAAGTAATCTTACTGTAGCAACAAATGCCTTTTCTCTGTCAGCTTGATTACCAATTTTTGTATCTATTAATGTTCTTAAAACATTTACATCTTTATTATCAAACATTGCTTGATAAACAGTTTTTCCAACATCAAGGTTTCTTTTATTTAATTGGTCTGCACCTAAAGTAATAAATCCATTTGTTCCAGTTAATTTACCTCGATAAATAGGTTGTACTTTATCTGCATTAAATATAATAGAATTTTTTATATCCCTTATACTGTCTTCAACGTCATAGCCCCCAGCCCCAACTTTTTTAGTATCTCTATATACTTTTCTTTGTGCCTCATCAAAAGATTCTCTGACAGTTTTTGCAGCTTTGTAACTTGCATCAAAAGCATCATTGCCTTCTGCTATATTTTTATTTGTTAGTTCAAGAAAACTTTGGTTCTTTGTATCTCTAATTCTTTTTTCATTAATACTTAAAACAAGATTGTTTTGCCTGTTTGATGTTTTGACTACATTAACTAATTTATCAAGAACTGCATCTTGCTCTGGCGAGTTAGGTATTTTAGTGCCATATTTTATTCTTCTTAAAATAACTGGCATTTTATCAAACACTTCAAATAAAACATCTTTAAGTTGTGGATTTTTAGATAATTCTGTTTCTAATGCAGGGTCAAATTTTTTACCAACTTGATTGTTTATTAATTTATTTACAATGTATCTTTGTTCTGGTGGAGTAAGAAAATCTTTTCCATTTGGATAACCGTTAGCAACTGTGTATTTTTTATTTGTATCGGATGCAGGAAAAATTTTACCTCTACTTATTTTACCTGTTTCTGGATTGTTGCTTCCAAAAATGTAATCTATTAAATGTTTCTTTTGTGCTCTAGTTAAAAACTTAAGTTTGTTTTTTACTTCTTCGTCTCCAAGCAAGTTTGGAAACAACTCTCCTAAATCATTAGAACGTGCTAGTTGGTTATTATTGCTTTGTAAAAAGTTTGCTAAATAATCATCATTAAAATTATCAGAACCACCACTTATACCTATTGGGTTTCCGTTTTCATCGTAACGAACTCCAAAAGGTTTTCTTTTTATGTCTAATGGTTCTACGTCTGGCATTACAAAATTCTTTTCACGGAAATCTGCTATTGCTCTACGAGTTACATCTGTTTGAAAACTATAATCAATCTCTGGTGTAATAATTGACTTGTCTGGATTATCAACTGCAGCAATAGAAGTTTTAATTTGATTTACAGGCTTAGGTGCTAAAGTTCTACTTAATGCACCAACAGTCGCACCTGTTGCTAGTAATGATGTACCTAATGCTGTAGGCACGTTATCAAATGGTCCTGCTATACCTTCTTCCTGTCTTCTTTGAGTTCCAACAAGCGTTGATGCAAATGGTGCTTGTATTGCTGTTTCTGCTGCAATTCTTGTAGGCAAAGGACCTCTTGATACAGGTGCTGCCACTATTTCACCTAGTCTTGCTGCACCTCTTGTTAATGCAGGTCTAATACCCGGCAAACCTCTTGCACCTATTTGTGCTCCTCTTAATGCTGTACTTATTGCTGGTCCAGCACCTGCAGTTAATAAAGTTGCTCCTATATCAACAGGTGATGTTAAAGATGCAAGACCACCTAATGTTGCACCTGCTGGTGTCATTCCACCTACAAGTGGCACTTGTTCAGGTATTGTTGGACCAAATCGATTACCAAAATCTATTGCAGCATCTACATCTGCTATTGGTTCAAGTAAAGCACCCGGGTCATTTTGTACACCACCAATAGAAAAATCTTCACCAAGGTTTCCTCTTGATAAAAATTGTAAAAGACCACCAAGTGATGCAAGACTCCTGTCTCTTACACCTTCTGAAATATTTATATCAGGTACATTAAATTTACCTGAACCTAAATTCATGTCTTGAAAAGCATCAAAACTGCTTTGAAGAAAAGATTTAAATGTAGTCGGGTCTTTAACTGTTACGTTAGGACCAACTGTTTGCTTGGCTACACTGTCAAGTATTTCTTGTTCTCTTTGAAAATTTTGAAATACCATCTTTTAAAACCCATATAAAAATCTACCTGATGAAACAATTGGTCTAGTAGACATTCCTGTTGCTCTTGATGGTGCACTTCTCATTCTGTCAGAAAAATCAAAGTCTCTTAAGTAATCAACAAATGTTTGTGCATTTCCACCACCTAATATTCTATTTACATTAGAACCTAGAAATTCAGAAAATATTGGTTTGTATTGATTTTGAAAAAATTGCTGTTGACCAAAAGTTAAATTAGTTGGCAAAGCAGCTTGAAATAATCCTTGGGTTGTAAAACCCTGTGACAAATCTTGCTGAAATGGATTTAAATTTAGGTTACCAAAATTGTTTTGGTTACCGAAATCACGTTGCATCATGGCTTATGAAAGTCCTAACTGGTTTTGTAAAAAGTCAAAAAATCCTGCTTGTCTTTGCTCAGGAGCAGCAGATGCAAATCTTCCTGTAACAGTATTAACATTTGGAATTAAATCACCACCAAAAAATCTACCGTATCTATCAAGTGCTGCACCTGCACCTAAACTATATAAATTTTGCATTCTTCTTGCACCTTCAGGGTCTTGGTCTGATGCAAATAAAAATGGTCGCAAAGTTTCCATCATCCTTGGTGATGTTGGAGCACCTTGTCTTGCTAAATCTTGTAAATCTCTAAAAGTAGACCTTGCACGACTCAATATTCCTTGAGGTCCAGCAGTTGCTGATGCCCCTAAGTTTCTTGCTAAATCACTTAGTCTTACCTGATTTAAGGTATCTTCGTCTGAAAAATCACTGTATAAACCTGACTGTGGGTTTAATAGTTCTGAAAATCTAATTACGTTTTGAGCAGTTGGTCCAAATGTCCTAAAAAATCTTGATTGTGCACCTTGCAATGGAGCATCAGGGTCAACTCCAATACCCTCTAAAAATCCTCTTTGGAATATACCACCAAAAGGTCTTTCTGCTTCTATTTGGTCTGTTGACAAACCGAAAGTTGTAGAAGCATCACTACCACCATCTTGTAAACTTTTTGGTGTCACGTTAAATGTACCCACTGAAACAGTATCAATATCTGTGTCTGGAATTTGAGTAGAAAAATTTTTCCTTGCTTCTTCTTCAGATGCTGCAACTACTTGTATTGTTTGCTCTACGCCATTTCTGTCTTTATAAGTAATTCTGTAGGTATTCATTCTTCCTCTAGTCCTATGCTTCTAAGTAATTGAGTTCTATCACTTTGGGCTCCGGGTCTGGGTGCTGCCGTGTTCATGCCTTGGTTAGGTGATGGAGTATTCGGTATGCCACCCATGGCTGCATTAGGCATGACCTCTGGTCTTACTCCATTCGATGTAGGGGCTCCCTGCTGAGGGGGTGCCGTTGGTTGCTGCATCTGTCCATATTGTTGCATAAATGCCATACGTTGTGCAAGTTCCTGCATCTGTTTTTGTTCTTCTGCAGTTTTTATTTCTTGCAAGTAGTGTTGAGCCATCTGCTCATCACCACTCTTCATTGCTGCAGTATACATTTGAACTAACTGCATAATCGGTGTCGATGTTCTTGCAATTTGCTCAAATATTCTTTGTCTTTCTAAATCTGCATCTTGCATTTTAAGAATTCTATCTCTAGCAAAGTCCATTGACACTAACGACTCACCAGTTGCTGTTGGTTGAGTTGCCATTTGTGCAATAGAATATCTTTGCATGTCATCCTCTGGTAATGCAGGCAGTAAAGTAAATGTTAAATCACCGTGGTTTTTTATATCATCAGGTTTAATTGGTCCATCAAAAGGCATCTTTGCGTATGTTTTACCAGATACATTTAACTCTTTGTAACCTTTAGTTTCGTACATCATAATCAAATGTTCAAAAGACATCTCAAGTAAGTTCTGTACTGCTGTTAATCTTGGAATAACTTTCTGTTCAATGTTAGTTCCAAGCTGTCTCATCGCATAACCAGATATTGGTGCTTGTAATATTCCGAAAGCCTGTGGTGGTAATCCACCGTCTACTTCATCGTCATTGATTGCACCAAGCAATACATCTGCATCTCTTGGTGATTGTGACAACGGTAGTGGTTGCACGTCTTCTTGATTTTGAGTTGACACATTTATTTGTGACCCCTTCTTTGACGGGTTGTCTTCCAACGCCTTAGTTCCGTCTAACGATGAAACCTTGTAGGCTTGGTCTACTGCTCTTGCAGCAAGTGCCATCCTGTACGAAAAGACTCTATTTTTAAACTTAATGATGTCCCTGTTAGGAGCAAAAATTGATTCTGAGAAGTCTTTTATCGGGTCTTCGATGTCTGCCATGCTATCAATCTGTCGCATTCCTGTGTCAGATGTAGCAAGAATCGGTACACTCCCAACTGGGACAGAACATATTGGAAACATAAGTGCAAACGTATCTGCAGGTTTCTTTGCATAATGGTCATCAATAATTACATAGTTCATGTATTTGACTTCGCCGTTTACAATCTGTCTTTCGTAACAGTCGTAAACAAACTCTACTTCGTGACCATCGTCAAGTGTGACATCGTAAAATTTAAAATTCTTGTAGGTGTCTCTTATCTCTGACCTTGTTTGAGTCATTCTGTAAGCTGCAAAGATTGGTTCTTCTTCTCCGTACTGAACAACCAAATGTCTTGGGTCTAAAGGTTTTATCTCTGCAAAAGTTTCACCGTTTGGCTTTTTTCTAAGCAGTGACCTTGTTGCTATCCTACCACCTCGTACCGTAGAGTACCAAGCAAGCTGAGGAATAAGCAATGGTTCACCTTTTCTCTGCATTCTTTTATTTATTTGCCTGTGCATTCCAATGACTAATCTCTCTAAGTTATCATTTGCAGCACGTTTCTGTTCGTCTGCAGCATCATTATGCACTCTCACAACTTGTTCAGAACCAGAAATAAAACTTTCTATCTTGTCTGCTAACGTTCTCATTGAGTTAGTTGTGTAAGCATCCTCTGGGTCGACACCTTCTTCTTCGTCTGGCACAAAGTGAGTTAATCTCCATGTGGAGTAATCTATGTCCATTCTGTCGTGTAAAGGTTGGTCTTGGTCAAATAGTGTTTCAATTTTATTTAAAATACCACCAACTATTTCGTCTTGTGTTTTTCTAGCCATTATCTAAATCTCGTTACTGGGATAACTTCCCTTTGATAGTTTTCATTACCGGCATAGCCAAACTGATTTACCATCAGATAAGTTAATGCCTTTACAGCATGATTATACTTGTCTCTCGGAACATTTCCAACTACCCCACCTTCTCGGTTCATTTGCCAACTGTAAACTCTGACCTGTCCGTCAAACGGATTTGGTCCTCCACCAAGTTCAGAAATAAGTCCTTTACACTTAGGGTCAATAATTAATCCGGGCTCCATGTCTAACGGGTCTGGTTTTAACATACTATTCATTCTTTCGATGCCGTCAATAATCTTTACGGGCTGGCTTTGCATGATTATATTCGCTTCTTTAAACCATATCTCAGTGTTTGATGGCATGGCTCCAGCGTGTGCATTTCCTGCAACGTCAATCACGCCAAACTTATCCGTGTTATTCCACCAAAATCTACGCTTTGCTACCTCGATTATGTCCGAAACAACTAATTCTCTCTCATAAATTTCGTCAAATACCTGCACCTGCCCATCGATTATGTGGCACACCTCAACGGCATACGCACTTTCGGTCATTCTTGAGTAGCCGGGGTCTAGTGCAAGATACACAATTTCGTCTGGGTCATACTCAACTTCTCTTACATGAACGTTTACATTGAATGACGGATGCACCAATCCACTCGGAGGACTTGGGATTCCGGCGACACGTTCATTAAACCATTCATCGGAATGCTCAACCTTCATCTTTTCTATTTCTGGGTCATCCTCTCCCAACGGAAATATATGTGTATTAGTCCATGTAGGTAGTGAAAAACTTTTTGCACTCTCTAAATTTTGGATACCCGGTGATTGCCATGACGTAAATTGCTGGGGATACCATCCCAGACTTCCCTCGAAAGTTCCCTCTAAAAATACCCAACCACGCTTTTCTGCTACTCTCTCCATCAATCGCCAGTAACTTTCTTGGTCTAACTGCGAAGCCTCACAAGCAACGATGCCCATCGGGGCTTCCATCGCAAGTTTTCTGTAGTCAGTAGCAGACTTAGTTTTGATTATCAACGGTTTAAGGTTCTTAGAACCAACGGACACCTCGATGTATCCGGGGTCAACCTGACGTGTGGCACGTTTAATTATACCTAGCCTGTTGAATGCATCTCCAAGATAGTCAAACTCACCCCTAGTTCTTTCGTAATCTGCAGCAACTAGCCAATAGACACTGCCAGAAGCAGCATCAGGGTCTTCGACAATCTTAGCCATAATCTTTTCAAACATATACATTGCCCCAAGGTTAGACTTACCTGCTCTCACGCCACCGGCAACCAGTTTGAATCTTGCCTCATCATTGAGAATATCAAGCTGTGCAGCCGTAGGTGTGTAACCTATGGCACCGAATAGGGCATCACGTTGTTCATGTATCATGAAACACATTTTAGCATAAAATTTACAGTAGGTAGTACCCATTATACAGCAGAGGTGTAACGACTAAGAAC